CGATTGACCAGGCAACGGGCGAGCGCCAGGTGCCAGAGTTGTTTCTGCTGGCGCCGAAGAAGTCGAGCAAGACGAGCTACGGCGCAGCCTTCATGGTCACGGCGCTGCTGATGAACGAGCGTCCGCGGGCTGAGTTTCTGCTGGTGGCGCCGTCGCTGGCGATTGCCCATCTGGCGTTCACTCAAGCTGTCGGCATGATCGAGGCCGACGAGGCGGGCTTCCTGCCGCGCCGGATGCACGTGCAGGAGCACATGCGGAAGATTACCGACCGGCGCACCAAGGCATCGCTGGCGATCAAGACATTTGACGCCAGCATCCTGACCGGCATCAAGCCGGCCGGCGTGTTGCTCGATGAGCTTCACGAGATCGCACGAAGCCCGGCGGCGGAACGGATCATAGGCCAGATTCGGGGCGGCATGATCGCCATCCCCGAGGCGTTCTTCGCGATGATTACGACGCAGAGCGACCAGCCGCCGCGAGGCGCGTTCGCGGCAGAATTGAAAAACGCACGGGGCATCCGCGACGGCCGCACGCCGGGCCGCACGCTGTCGGTGCTGTACGAGTTTCCCGAGCGCTTCATCAAAGACAAGGCCATTCCGCCCGCCTGGAAAGACCCAAAAAACTGGTGGATGGTCACGCCTAATCTCGACAAGTCGGTGACGCTGGCGAAGCTCGAGGAAATGCTCGAGCGCGCAGAGCGCGACGGCGACGGCGAGGTAATCCGCTGGGCCTCGCAGCACCTCAACATTGAGATCGGCCTGGCGCTTGGATCCGATCGCTGGGCCGGCGCGGAACACTGGCAGGCGGCAGCCGAGACGACGCTAACCTTGAGCGAGCTCCTGACACGCTCCGAGGTGGTCGTGATGGGCGCGGACGGCGGCGGCCTGGACGATTTGCTCGGCCTGGCGGTGATGGGCCGCGAGAAGAAGACCGGCCGGCTGTTGCTGTGGTGCAAGGCGTGGGCTTTCACTTCAGTGCTGGAGCGGCGCAAGGGCGAAGCCTCGGTCCTCCGCGATTTCGAGAAGGTGGGCGACCTCCGCGTGATCCAGCGGCTGGGCGAGGACATGGACGACCTCACGGACATAGCCGAGCAGGTACTGGCGTCCGGCAAGCTCTACAAGGTCGGCGTGGATCCGGCCGGCGTGGGCGGCATTATCGACGCCCTGGGCGAGGCCGGCATCAGGGGCACCGAGGCCGGCGGCATGATCCAGGGCATATCGCAAGGCTGGCGGTTGTCCGGCGCCATCAAGACGATGGAACGGGCGCTTGCCGATGGCACGCTGATACATGGCGGCCAACCGATGATGGCCTGGTGCGTCGGCAACGCCAAGGTCGAGCCGCGCGGCAACGCGATCATCATCACGAAACAAGCTGCGGGCTCGGCGAAGATCGATCCGCTCATGGCGAGCTTCAACGCGATTTCGCTCATGGGAACAAACCCGCGAGCACGCGGAGGCGCTGCCATCACTCTGTTAGATTGAGGCCCGCCGATGTGGAATCCATTTCGGCGCGAGGCCAAGAGCAACTCGCTCGACCTGCTGCGTTCGTTTTTGCTCGGGTCGGAATCCTTGAGCGGCCAGGCAGTGACGGTAGAGCGGGCGCTGGGCGTGACGACGGTGCTGCGCTGCGCCACGCTGCTCGGCAACGGCTGCTCGCAGATTCCGTTTAAGCTCTACCGCACGCTGAACGGCGGCAAGGGCCGCGAGGCGGTGACCGATCATCCGGTGGCGAAGCTTATGCGCCGCCGGCCGAATGGCTGGATGACGCCGAGCGAATGGCGCCGCACCATGACGATGCACGCGGCGCTCGGCCCGTTCGGCCTGTCGCTTATCACTCGCGCGCCTTCGGACGGGCGCCCGCTCGAGCTGCTGCCGGTTCCGCCGGCTTGGATATCGTGGGAGCAGGGCGACGATTGGAGAATCCAATACACAGTGGATTGGCCAGGCGGCGGTCGCGACACCTACACGCAGGACGAGGTTTTTGTAATTCGCGGCCCGTCATGGGACGCCGTGCAGGGCCTCGGCGCGGTGAAGTATGCGCGCGAAGCCATCGGCCTCCGCCTGGCGGTGGATGAGGCGCAAGCCAAGCTCTTTAAGAATGGCGCCCGGCCGGGCGGCATCCTCACGGCCAAGACGCCGCTTACCGATGAGCAGCGAACTGTGCTCAAGGCGGCATGGCAGGACATGCACGGCGGCGCCTCCAACGCCGGCCGCTCGGCGCTTATGGAGGGCGACCTCGAGTTCAAGTCGCTGGCGATGGACAACACCGACGCCGACACGATGAAGCTTCGCGGCCAGCAGATCGAGGAAATCTGTCGCGGCTTCTCGGTGTTTCCGCAGATGGTCGGCCATTCGGGCGACTCGGCGCCGACGTTTGCCAGCGCGGAGCAGTTCTTCATCGCGCACGTGGTGCATACGCTCTCGCCCTGGCACGTCGCATGGGAAGAGGCGATGGGCACTCAGTTGCTCACCGACGACGAAGATGCCGAGGGGCTCTATTTCAAGTTCACCGTGCAGGCTTTGCTGCGCGGCACAGCCAAGGAGCGCGGCGAGTTTTATCAGTTGCTGGTGAATATGGGCGCCGTCTCGCCAAATGAGATTCGCGCGCTCGAGGAAATGGATCAGCGGCCCGAGCTCGATCGCTTCCGCATCCCTCTCAACATGACGGTGATGCGCGAAGACGGCACGCCGATGCCGGCCGAAAAGCCGCCGGCGCCCACCCCGACCGCTTAACCGCGAGGACCACATGCACACGCAGCGCTTCGAAATCCCCGCCGAGTGGAAATTTGCCGGCGACGCCGCGGCTATGGAATTTTCCGGCTATGGCGCCGTCTTCGGCAACGTCGACTCCTACGGCGACGTGATCGCTCCGGGCGCCTTTGCCGAGACGCTCCGCGAGGCCAAGGGCTCGGGCGTGTGGCCGGCGATGCTTTTGCAGCATGGTGGCGGCCTCATGGGCTCGGCCGAAGACATGACGCCGATTGGAATTTGGACGCAGCTTGAAGAGGATAGCCACGGCCTCAAGGTAAGCGGCAAGTTGGCCGACACCTCGCGCGGCCGCGACCTCTATACGTTGATGAAGATGCAGCCGCGCTCGGCCATCAACGGCTTGAGCATCGGCTATTCTCCGGTCGAATGGGCGACCCGCACCAGCCCGGATGAGCCGCGCCGCACACTCAAGCGCGTGAAACTTTGGGAGGTGTCGCCGGTCACCTTTCCCGCAAATGGCAAGGCGCGCGTCTCCGACGTGAAGAGCGCGACGCCTTCGGAAATCGAGCGGACGTTGCGCGACGCAATGGGCCTCTCGCGTGCCGAAGCCAAGGCTTTCATGGCCGAAGGCTTCGCCGGGCTCAAACACCAGCGCGACGCTGGCGGCGACTCCGAAGAGTTGGCGGCGCTTGTCCGTCGAAACATCAACACGCTCAAGCTCTGAAAGGGGCCGCACATGGATACCGTCGAAATCAAGAATCTACTGGAAGCCCAAAACAAGACGTTTGTGGACTTCAAGGCCGCCCTGGCCGACGCCACAAAGGGCGGGGCCGAGGCCAACGCCAAGGTCGATGCCATCAATGGCGAGCTCACCCGCATCGGCAAAGAGCTCAAGGAAATCGCCAACCGCGCCGAAGCCGCCGAGGCAGCCGCCGCTCGCCCGAATCGTGGCAACGGCTCCAAGGCTTCGGCCGAGGAAGTCGCCTACAAGTCGGGCCTCTTCCGCTACATCAAGAGCGGCGAAGAGGGCGGCCTCCGCGACCTCGAAAAGAAGGCGATGAGCGCCGGCAGCAACGTGGACGGTGGCTATACGGTTCCCACCGAAATGGAGCAGGCCATCGACCGCGTGGCAATGCAGATGGTGTCCATGCGCCGCTTGGCGACCGTGCGCCAGATCACCGGCCGCAGCTACAAGAAGATCGTCACCACCACCGGCGCCTCGGTCGGCGGTTGGGGCGTCGAGCAGACGGCGCCGAGCGAAAGCAACGCCATGTCGCTTTCGGAGCTCGAGTTCACGCTCGGCACCTTGTGGGCCGAGCCGCGCGCCACGCTCGAGCTCATGGAAGACTCGGACCAGAACGTCGAGTCCTGGCTGGCCGATGAGGTCGGTATTACCTTCCAAGAGCAGGAAGGCACCGCCTTCATCACCGGTTCGGGCATCAACCGCCCGCGCGGCATCACCGACTATGCCACGCTCGCCAACGCCTCCTATGCCTGGGGCTCCATCGGATACATCGCCTCCGGTGCTTCCGGCGCGTTCGCCACGGCGAGCTCCTCGGTGTCGCCGGTCGATGCCTTCATCGGCCTCTACCACGCGCTCAAGCCGGTCTATCGGCCCAATGCACGTTGGATGATGAGCGACGCCACGGTGGCCACCGTCCGCAAGTTCAAGGACGGCCAGGGCAACCTCCAGTGGAAGCCGGGCGCCTCGGTGTCGGACGGCTTTATCGAGACGTTCCTCGGCAAGCCCATCGAGTACGATGACAACATGCCCGCCGTGGCGAGCAACTCCTACTCGGTGGCCATTGCCGACTTCAAGAGGGCCTATGTCATCGTGGAGAAGCTCGGAACGCAGGTCATCCGCGACGGCCTCACCGCGAAGCCCTATGTGAAGTTCTACACGCGCCGCCGTGTCGGTGGTGGTGTGCAGAATTTCGAAGCCATCAAGCTGATGAAGATGGCCTCGAGCTAAACGCTCGACGCCTTCCGACGACCCGAAAGCGGCGGCCTCAGTGGTCGCCGCTTTCGCTTCCACCCTTTTTTAATCGGTTTTCTTTGGAGGTTCGCGCTATGCGTGATCAGTCAACTCGTTTCCACTTTGTCACGGCAATCAAGCCGCAGACGCAGACCAACGCCGACACCGCGATTGTCGGCCCCATCATCGACCGCAAGGGCTACGATTCGCTCACTTTCTGCCTCTTGCTCGGCACCATGACCGACGCCAACGTGACCGGCGCGGTAACTTTCGAGCACGGCGACGACTCGGGCCTGTCCGATACCGCCGTGCCGGCCGCCACCGCCCTCATCGGC